GGCATTGCTTACACAAAATTTGTGAAGTAATAACAGCACGGGGAGCACCTCAGAGTCGGACTCCCCTGCCCTTGGCACAAGCCTCTACGGAGATACCTTATGCCGTCTAGACGGTAGGGATAGACCTACAAAAATCTCGAGAAAATTAGTACTAAGCAATACACAAACAATAAACAATAACCATATCAATGGCACAACAAAATAGCACATTGACCACGAGTCTAACTCGTCCGGGTCAATCGAATAGTGCAGGCGACGCCAGAGCACTTTATTTAAAGTTGTTCTCCGGGGAAATGTTCAAAGGATTTCAGCGAAACACAATCGCTAGAGACCTTGTAATGAAAAGAACTCTTCAAAACGGTAAGAGTCTTCAGTTCATTTTCACCGGTAGAACCACAGCCGAGTACCATACACCCGGCAACAGCATACTAGGTAACGGTGACGGTGCACCTCCAGTAGCTGAAAAAACCATAACTTGCGACGACCTATTAATTAGTTCTGCGTTCGTTTATGAGCTAGATGAAACACTAGCACACTACGATCTAAGAGGAGAAATCTCCAAGAAGATTGGTTATGCTCTTGCAGAAAAGTATGACAGAAAGATCTTCAGATCAATCACCAAGGCAGCTAGACAAGCTAGTCCTATCACTAAGACTAACTTCGTTGAGCCCGGTGGAACACAGATCCGTGTAGGTACAACTACAAATGGTTCTGATGCTTATAGCTCTACAGCTCTAGTAAACGCTTTCTACGATGCAGCAGCTGCACTAGATGAGAAAGGAGTTTCTGGCGACGGAAGAGTTGCTGTGTTGAACCCAAGACAATACTACGAGCTTATCCAAGCTGTAGGGTCTAACGGTCTTATCAACAGAGACGAGCAAGGTGACGCATTACAGTCAGGTAATGGCATCATCGAAATTGCTGGAATCAAAATCTTTAAGTCAATGAACATTCCGTTCTTTGGTAGATTTGGTACTAAGTACGGTACAGGTTCTGCAACAAACCCCGGAGTAACAGATCCCGGAAACACAGGCAGCTTCACAGAAGTTGTTATGGAAGACGAGACAGCTGGTACATCAGCTACTAAGACTGTTAACTCTTATGGTAATGGTAACTCTGACTTCGAGAACTCATGCGGACTTATCTTCCAGAAGGAAGCTGCTGGTGTTGTTGAAGCTATTGGACCACAAGTACAGGTAACAAGCGGAGACATATCCGTGGTTTACCAAGGTGACGTAATTCTAGGTCGCCTAGCAATGGGAGCTGACGCACTTAACCCTGCTGCTGCTATCGAATTATTCGCTGGTACAGCAACTAAGCCATCTTCATTTGCTTAATTTATTTTTTATACGGGAGCTTCGGCTCCCCTTTTTTCTATGGCTACCACAACTATTGACACCGATACCGAACTATCCGCAGTGAACGCAATACTGGGAGCTATCGGACAATCACCTATATCACAACTTAAAGATCCATCTACTGGAGTTATAGCAAATGCTAACCCAGAGATACAATTTATATATAACTTACTCCGTGATGCTAATGTTGACACACAGTCAGAAGGCTGGCACTTTAACAGAGAACGTCATGTACCATTCAGTAAAGATTCTACAACTAACAAAATAGCTATATCAGACGACATAGTTAAAATAGATTTACCAGATAACTGGAGCAGAAGACATTATAATTTTGTTAGACGTGGTGGTTATCTATACGATAAAATTACACACACTGATACATTTACCGACATGGGTACAACCATTGAATTAGATGTTATTAGAATTTATAACTATGAAGATCTACCTCCTGTATTCAAAAGATTTATAACTTACAGAGCATCAAGAATGGCAGCTACACAGCTTGTAGCTAACCCACAGCTTGTACAGTTACTAGGCTCACAAGAAGCTTTAGCACGTGCTAGTCTTATGGAGTATGAATGTAATCAGGGTAATCATAGCATGATGGGATTTGAAGATGAAACTTCATATCAAACATATCAACCATGGAGAACTCTTAGAAGATAATGGCAGGCATTACACAAACTATCCCAAGCTTTATAAATGGGATTTCGGAACAGCCCGATCACTTAAAATTCCAAGGACAGCTCAGGGATATTGTTAATGCAATACCTGATGTAACACTTGGGTTATATAAAAGACCGGGAAGTAAACGCATAGGAACTGCTCCTCTGACTAACGTATATAGTGACCAAACCCATGCTACTAATAAAAATGGATCTTGGTTTCATTACTTTCGTGATGAATCAGAAGGATCATACGTAGGTCAAGTCGCACTAGATGGTCAAGTCAGGGTGTGGCGTTGCAGTGATGGACAACAGATGACTACAGCCTATGGTACTGGCGGTCAAACAGCTATACAAAATTACCTTGCAACAAGTGAACCAGAAAATTTACAGTTCCTTACTATTAACGACACTACCTTTGTTAGTAGTCGTGATAGCTCTAACTCTAATACTTTAATAGGTACTACAGGAACTACAGATGATAGACCAGAAGCTCATTGTGCTATGGTCGAGCTACTACGAACAGAAAATGGACGTCAATACGGTATTAATATATACGATAGCTCTGCTTCTTCTAGCCTCACTACTTTAAAACGAGCTACTAAACTAAAAATTACTGGAAATAGTTACGACGAAGGTGATGGATCAGGTCACTGCCCCGGTATAGGTACGGAAGTATATAAAGCTGATGCTAGCAGCACTTATACTGCAACACAAAATATAGCAATTATTAGAGATTCTAATGGTACTGAACTTACAGCAAACTCAGGTAGAAACAATTTAACATTTAGAGTCACAGCACTAGGTCAACAAGGTGTTAGCCCTAACTATAATGCTAGCTCTAACGGTCCGGGTGGGCAGAACTACAGATGTAGCTACAACTTAGAGGTTGTATTACTACATGGTGGAGAAGGATGGCAAGTTGGTGATGTAGTTCGTGTGTTACCAGAACACGCTTCCGAAGCAAACAGCTCTGACGGTCAAGCATACATAGATGTTACAGTAACAGAAATAGAAACTACACAGGTTAAAGCTACTTTATCTAGTGCAGGCGATGGGCTTATACGTCCAGCTCCTACACCATTTGATTCTGATACAGCAGTTACAGCTGATACTATATTAGCTGGTATAACAACACAGTTACCAGCCGGTATAAGTGCTAAGGTTATAGGACCGGGTATATATTTATCTAGTGCTAACCCGTTTAACGTAGAAATAGCTGAAGAAGATCTAATGAGAGTCTTCCAAAAAAGTGTTAACGAAGTTACTTTACTACCTAATATGTGCAGACATGGTTACATAGTTAAAGTACAAAATGCTAGAATGTCTGATGAAGATGATTATTACCTACGATTTGACGGAGAAAATCAATTAGATGGTAGTGGTGCATGGACTGAATGTGCAAAACCGGGTATAGCTAAAACTTTAACAAACATGCCGTTAGTTATACAGCGTACAGCTCTAACTACATTTACAGTTAAACAGTTTACATATCAAGATAGACGAGTAGGTGATGATAATACTAACCCAGTACCTACATTTGTAGGTAAACGTATTAATAAAGTACTCTTTTTTCGTAACAGATTAGCCTTATTATCAGGAGAAAACGTCATATTATCTAGACCGGGTACGTTAGGAACTCCTGACTTTTTTATAGAATCAGCTCTAACTGTATCAGCTAGTGACCCTATAGACATATCTGCTGCCTCTATGTTTCCATCTGATATATTTGATGGTATAGAAATCAATGCTGGACTGCTGGTATTTAGTACAAACCAACAATTTTTACTGTCTACAGATGATACTGTATTAAATCCTGACACAGCTAAGTTACGAAGTGTATCTACATTTAACTATAACAAAGATATATCTCCTATATCACTAGGTACGACTATATCATATCTAGATAACTCTGGTAAGTTTAGTCGATTGAATGAAATGGCTAACACATCTAGAGAAGGAGAGCCTGATGTCGTAGAAATTAGCAAGCTAGTACCTACATTATTACCTAAAGACTTAGATTTATTTACTAATTCCAGAGAAAACTCTGTTATATTAATAGGTAAAACTGATTCTGATACAGTATTTGGGTATAAATATTTAGCCATAGGTGACAAAAGACAGCAGCAAGCATGGTTTAAATGGAAGCTTAATAACCCACTACTATATCATTTTATTATAAATGACGAATATTTCTTTTTAGATACAGATAATTTTTTACAGAGTATAAAACTTGTACAATCAGAGGATGATCCTACTATTGCTACAGCAGATGATACAAACTTCCTAATACATTTAGATAATCATACTACAGTTAGCGGTGGAAGTTATGATGCTGCTACAAATTTAACTACATTTAGTAATGTTAGTTGGCTACCCAGTGTTACCTCACCTAATTATGATCTAGTAATTATTGATGAAGGTGGTACACCAGCCCCTACTAATGGACAAGGCAGATATGCTCAGTGTACAGTCTCAGGTACAAGCTTTACAGTCCCCGGAGACTGGGATCCAGGTACATTTACTATAGGTTACTTATACGAGTATCTTATAGAATTTCCACGTATTTATCCTAAAAAAATACAGGGAGAAAAATCTTTTGCCGATGTTAATTCTTCACTTATTGTACATAGAATCAAACTACATTTTGGTGCTATAGGTTTGTACGAAACAACACTAACACGTGTAGGAAAAGATGACTATACAGAGGTATATGAGTCAACACTGCTAGATGCTTATAGTGCATCCAGAGTACCATATTTAGAAGAAGATATTAAAACTATACCTGTCTACGAAAAAAATAAAAACGTAGAAATTAAACTTAAATCAAGTCACCCAGCTCCAGCTACCCTAAGAGCTATGGCATGGGAAGGTGACTACTCACCGTTATTTTACAAACGTGCCTAATTATATACACCCAATCACAACTGAGGCTGCCCTTGAGGTGGCCTCCAACCTACGTCCAGACGACCTCAGAGAGGTGGTAGAGGGTCACGGGTTAGATCCTATGATCTTCCTACCTATGGCTGCTCAGGAGGGCTCTGCTGTGTATTTCACAGTACCAGACGGCAAGACTGCCGGACTAGCCGGAGTAGGAGAAGGCGGAGTAATCTGGATGTTATGTACACCAGAAATAGAACGCTACCCCATCACATTTGCGAGAGAAGCCAAACGGTATGTCGATAGCCGTGAAGAGCCACTCTTGTGGAACATAGTAGACTGTAGAAATACAGTACATTTAAAACTATTAAAGTTTTTAGGTTTTAAGTTCCTACGTAAAGTCAGGAACGGACCATATAATTTAGAATTTATAGAATTTTGCCGTGTGCGTAGATGCTAATGCAGCAGCTAGAAATGCTGCCAGACAAAGATGGGCTGAGAAAGATGCTAAGTATCGCTCAGAATCCCTAAAATTTTGGAACAGAGAAACGTCTGCTGTTCGTGGTATGCAACGTGCTGCCACAGGTTATAGCCGAGCTATTAGTAATGACTACCAGCGAGCCTTGTATGTACAGGGTCAAGCTAGAAAAGCTTACCAAGCAGGCTTTATAAAATATCAACAAACAAAAGGCTCAGTTGATGAAGGTGGTAGAGACAGACGATCCGTAAAGAAAGGATTAGTTGCTCTAACCAGAGCCAGAGGACAGCTAGATAATGCTGTACAGAAAGAATTTGGAGTACAAATGCAAAGACGCTATCGAGCAAGATTAGGTCAGATGCAAAACTTTCAAGCTAAAACAAGAGAATCACTCGGTATACGACCAGAGTATGGTGCTCCAGTTATGATGCCTCCATCTGATAGACTTAGTGGTGCATTAAGTATTGCAAGTTCTGTTATAGGTATTGCAAGCGGTCTTCAAGGTATGGGCATGTTTAGTAAGAGTGCTAGTTCTGGATTTAGTTCATTTAGTAACATGAGTGGTATTATGGACTCAGCCTTTTCCCCTCTAGTCACACCAGCTAATATCTTTAACCCCTCATTTGTAGGTGGTAGTTCTATACCTTTCGGAGGAGCATGACACAATCTTATTTTGAATATCTAGGGAGACAGGAAGCTGCTCCCTTTACTAACGAAAAGTTAGATTACGAAAAGACAGAACCTGATCTAACTGAAGCAGTCAATAAACAGATTGACAAAAATATAGCAGATCGTAAAGAGTTTTTTGCAGCAGAAATACAGCGTTATAATCAAACTGTAGCTGGTAAAACTAGCAAAAACCTAGCAAATCTTTATAACCTTACTGTTAAGGGTAAAGAGTTTTTAGCACAACGTCAGGAGTATGCAGAAGATAAAAAAGCTTTTGACGAATTACAAGATATTTACAACGATCCTGAGAAACGTGGGACTTACGCTACTGTTGAAAAAAACATTGAACAAGTAGAAGGTGAGCTTAGAAATGATGAAGATGTAGCAATAGCAAGAATTGAGACTACTGGTAAAGATCCAGAAACTGATGAAGTTGTCTCAGGAACACAGTTATTAGATTTTAAAAAAACTATAGCAGCTGAAGAGTTTTTAAATGGTAGACACGCATCAAAAAGCATGTCAACCTACTGGCCTATATATTTAGATATAGCTAAAGAAAGCTTAACTTACAATAATAAGTTATATGCTGACTTAACATTTTCAGAAAAACGAGAATGGATGAAAGTTGCAGGGGCTAACTTTGTAGCTATGTTTGCTAAGGCTAATCCTAAAATGACTGAGAGTCAGGTTATTAATAACTTTATGCCTAACTTTGATTCAACTTCAAAGTCATGGGCTGGACAGTCTTACGATGTAGAAAATAAAGCTGTTAATAACCTACGTTCTAACACATCTACACAAAACTATATTAATGCTATTAAAGTATCGGCTGAATCATTTAATAACCCTAACGTCAAATCATCAACTGTTAGCAGTGTCTATGACAAGTCTGGTTTTATACAGAATAAAATAGAAATACTCAAAGCAACAGGTGATCCTAACCCAGCTCAAACAGCTAACACAATGTGGACTAATATGATTCTTGAAGGTATTAAACAAGATCAGTTTACTGAACAAGATATAGAATATTTATTATATCAAGATAAGTTTGTAGCTGCACAACATAAAGGAACTAACAAAAAATCTAGTTACTACGACATACAACCTAAAAATGCTAACAGAATAGCACAGGCTTTTATAGAACAAAATACAAAAAACAACAGAGCATCAGAACAAAAAAGACTACAAGATTTAGAAAAAAGACTTTTAGATGGACAAGAAGTTCCAAGAGATATACTGACTACATTTAGTAATGAAGATTTACGGCAGCAAGCAGAGGAATTATTAGATGCTGGTGAAACATCTGAATTTGAGAGATCTGAGTTTAAACCAGTTAAAAAATTATTTGAAGGATTATCTTTAGAAAGAGCTAAAACGATAGCTGGTTTAAATGGTGATCCTAAGTTAATACAGGATGATGCTTGGAGACTTACTACAGCTAAGAGTGTATATGATCAAGCTGGTGATTACTTTAAAAAAAGATACCAGTATTACTATAATCAAAGTGGTGACAGAGATTCTGCACTACAAAAAGCACAGAAAGATACCACTGATGCTATGGGTAATGGTGACTTTGACAATGTCTTAAGTGATATAATTGAAGATACTAAAATTGCAAAAGCTCAAAAATTAGTAGCATTATATAGAGACAGTAATGGAACAGCTATAAATTCTGGTACTTTACTAGAAGGTGAAGAAGATCCTGTGCTAAATGCTATTGATTACTTTAGCGGTAATGCAGATAAACTAGATCATACATGGACTTTACTAGCTAGAGGATTTCCAAACAAAGGTCCACTAAAGTTAGCACATGATAGATTAGTTAAACTTGGTAAGATTAAACCTATACCAGCTTTGATGTATAATCCAGATGTTAAAGTATTAGACAGCCCATTGTTAAATCATAAAAACAACGCTACTAAAACTATACAAGCAGCTGAAAATGGTATAACTAACAGTGAAAAGTATAACGAAATGTTAGGTGCTTTATCAAAAAAACAAGAACAAAATGGTGGAGTAAATGCTATCAAAGGTCCAGACGGAAATTACGTTACAGAGTTACCATTAGGTAAGCCTTTATCTGAGCACTCTATACAAGAAGTATTTGAGTTAGTCCAAGACGGCTACACAAATATTGGTCTATATGATATGACCCCTACTGCATTAACACAAGTGTTTAGTTCTAACATAGGACTTATTGACTTTACTAAACCATTTGATGAGGTAGCACAGTCTAAGTTACTTATGAGTAGACTCTATCATAAAGCAAACAATCAGCACCTATTTGGTAATGCTGACACATCATACAGAAGATTGATGCCTTTTACGGAAGAGCAGATTGAAAAGTATGAACAATTAATTGATGAAATACCACCATTTATGAGATTAAACACACTTTACGGTCCAGCTGCTAAGGAAGCTATTGACCTAAACTTATAACTATGGAAGAATTTAATGTAGAATATGATCCTACGGGGT